TACGTTGGGGTTAGCTGCTGGCGGCAGTGGGCAAACAACCGCGCAAGCAGCAATGAACGCTTTTGCTGGCGCTGTTACATCCGGTTCGTATTTGCGCGGCAACGGCACTAACGTCGTGATGTCTGCTATCCAAGTGGCAGATGTTCCTACGCTGAATCAGAATACGACCGGCAGCGCGGCGACATTAACCACTGCTAGAACTATACAAACAAACCTTGCTAGTACGTCCTCCGCTTCGTTTAATGGATCTGCAAATATTACGCCGGGCGTAACTGGTACGCTTCCAATCGCTAACGGCGGCACAGGACAAACAACTGCACAAGCAGCGATGAACTCATTTGCTGGTGCTGTTACATCTGGTCAGTATTTGCGTGGTAATGGCACTAATGTTGTGATGTCTGCGATTCAAACAGCAGATGTGCCTACACTGAACCAGAATACGACGGGTAACGCGGCGACGGCGACTACTGCTACAAACCAAAGTGGCGGCACGGTAAACGCAACGACTGGCGCTTTTAGCGGCGCTCTAACTGCCTCAGCAGGTGGGGGGGCTGCAACTAGTACTTATGCTATTCAAGCTCTAAATGGTGGATACTACTTAGGAATTCAGTCTCGGTTAGGCGCAGGATCATATAACCCTCTTGTGCAAGCAAACGATACTGGTTTAATTTTTACAGCCGGATCAGCGGGAACAGGAAGCCTTTTTATTGGGCCATGGAGCGCATCAAGCGCCGGACTTCGAATGGTTGCTTCCGGCGATACGACTCTTAACGGTAACTTTACTGCCGTTGGTTCTGTTACTGCGTCATCATTTTCTGGAGCAGGAACCGGGCTAACTGGAACAGCATCAAGTCTTTCTATTGGTGGTAACGCGGCTAATGGCATTTCATCGGGCACCGTTATGTTGTTTGCGCAGACAGCAGCGCCAACAGGGTGGACAAAATCAACTGCACATGACAACAAGGCGCTACGTGTTGTTAGTGGTACAGCGTCGTCTGGTGGTTCTGTTGCGTTTACAACGGCTTTTGCAAGTCAGGCGGTAAGTGGTTCGGTCAGCATTACCGGTATCTCCGGTTCCGCTGGCGCAACAACGCTAACAACCCCACAAATACCAAGCCACGTCCACGGCGTTTCATTAGCACCGGGCCCTTCAAACCAAGCCGGTTTGCAAACTAACTACGGCGGCTTCCCCAACCGTACGTTTTACCCACAAGTTGTTTCAGCAACTGGTGGTGGCGGATCGCACGATCACCCATTTAGCTTTTCAAGCGGCTCGGCCTCGTTTAGTGGCACGGCGATTAACCTAGCGGTGCAGTACGTTGACGTGATTATTGCAACCAAAAACTAACCATGCTTAAGAGTGTTTTTGCTACGCCAATCTACGTTGTATCAGGCGCTCAATGTTTGAGCGAGGCTTCGGATGCTTTTAGTTCTTTTAGCATAGAGCAGTACTACCAGCCAGAGATGTATGGGGTAGCTGGGTTTACGACTTACTTTGATGCAGCGGCGAATGAGATAGTAAAGGGGCTTATACCCAACGTAATTAAATTTGCAGAACAGCATAGTCGTGATTACTTGGAGATGATTGGGTATGACGTAAGCACCTACGACTTAAACGTGTGCAATATGTGGTTGAGCCGTATGAGGGAAAATTCAAATCACAATTTTCATACACACACCAAACTGGGGGAGAAGCTAGTCGCAGTATCTGGGAGCTACTACGTAAACATCCCGTCAGATTCTGCGTCGCTTACGTTTTCAAGGTCAGAAGGCGAGTTTTTTAATCAACTACGTCTGCCAGCCAAAGAGCAGAATGAGTTCACTAGAAAATTCTACAGCCATGAGCCCAAAGCAGGCGACTTAGTTTTATTTTTGGCAGAAACATTTCATGGCGTGCTGACAAACAAAAGCAGCGAAAACAGAGACGTTATATCTTTCAATGTGTCCGTAACGAGGAAATCTGATGCAGCTTAAAAATGGCACCTTTTGCCCGCTAATTAAAAAAGATTGTGTTGAGCTCAAGTGCGCTTGGTTTACTAGGATTCAAGGGTACGACATGAATACCGGTGCACAAGTAGACGAGTACCAGTGCGCGGTTACGTTAATGCCAATGCTTTTGGTTGAAAACTCTGGACAGCAAAGACAGACTGGCGCGGCGGTAGAGAGCTTCAGGAACGAGATGGTTAAAGCTAACGAGCAAAGTCAGAAGGTTTTGTTGGCGGCTGCCAAAATTAAAAACCAAGTGCTTATTGGGAGCAATGAGCGATGAGACTAACAATAGTCACACAGACAGCCTCTGTAGGTAAAGACGAGGTATTTTTTGAGGGGTTAGACCTTAGCTCTTGTGGAGTGCCTTTAGATGTCTGGGCCTTGCAGTGGTATGACACATATGGACATATTGAATTTATTGGCGCCGCCCCTAATGAAGACATCCCTGCGCTCCCGGATTGGGCGAGCAATTGTCTATCTGTGTGGCAGACCGCCTATGAAGAAAGCTTAATTCCACCCCCGCCTACGGCTGAAAATAATAAACTCTCGGCAACCGTACTTTTACAAGGCACCGACTGGACGACAATACCGGATGTGTGTGATCCAACAAAAAGCGATCCGTATTTAGCTAACGCCAATGAGTTTGTTGCCTACAGAAACGCGGTTCGGCAGTACGCTGTTTATCCGGTTGCAGGAGATATTGACTGGCCCACACCGCCGCAAGAAGTGTGGGTAAAAGTACAACCATGAACGATCAGCTTTTAGCTAATAACTTTGTTTGTTTGCCCTCGTTCATCGATGCGCGACAAACCGCCGAGCTTGCGGAGGAATTCTTCAGGGCTGAGCGGATGGGCGAGTGTTCGGAAGAATCTGGTTGTTACAACGCTCCGGGCATCTACAACCATTTACCGTTTGTGCGGTTGCTGGTAAAGAAGGTGGGTGAGGTTAGCAATGTATTAGGGGAGGATGTGCTACCTACCTACTCGTACGCAAGAATATACAAGAACACTTCTGAATTGCTTAGACATACTGATAGAGGCGGATGCGAAGTCAGCTTAACTGTAAATCTTTACCAAGATGCAGAGTGGCCTATATGGATTAGAAGGCCAAATGGTGAACCAGTCGGGGTAACACTAAAACCGGGGGATGCCATGATGTATTTCGGAATATCGGCAGAACACTGGAGGGAGCCATTCACAGGCAGTAATTACGCCCAAGTATTTCTACATTACGTACGCGCACACGGCGAGTTTGCTGACACTTTCTTTGATAAAAAACAACGCTGATAACCATGCACAGCAAACTAGAAGACTATATCCAAGTGTTTGAAGGCGTTGTATCCGACGATTTGTGTAACCGGATATTGGCTGAGTACGTAGATTCTCAGGAATGGATTAGAACCCATGTAGGTAAAACTAATGTAGCTGACAGCAGCGTGCGTTCCGCATCAGTTATTGGTATTTCTTCTAACATAATAATGGATGCTAACCCTGAAGTCCGTTACGGCTTAGATAAAGAACTCTTTCAGTGCGCCGCAGATGTAATTGGTAAGTACAAAGATGTGTATCCGCTGGCAGAGATAGAACAAGATTCAGGGTATGAATTGTTGCGGTACAAAGAAGGGCAGTTTTACATGCAGCACACCGACTCTTTCAAGGCCATACCTAGAACCATAAGCTGTTCGTTTGCATTGAATGATGATTACGAAGGCGGTGAGTGGGGATTCTGGGATCGTGAGATAACGATCAAACTCCCTAAAGGTGCAGCAATACTGTTTCCGTCAAACTTTATGTACCCCCATGAAATTATGTCAGTCACAAAAGGTACTCGTTATTCTGTCATTACTTGGTTTATATGATGCAGAACCTGCGTAAAGACACGATATTCACTAACTTTATCTACTCCGTAGAGCTGTCTACGCCTGCGGAAGAGACACACGCTGCCTGCCTACTGCTTAAAGACACTTACAACACGACGGCAAACAGTAATCGTAACGGGTGGCAAAGTCCGGGGTTTGGTAGCGCCGCGCCGTCAGTAATCTTTGAGTCGCTAAAAGCCGAAGTCATCCAGTTTGCCAACAAGATAGCCGATACAGAACAGCTTGGTTTTAGTTTTAAGGTTGCAAATTGGTGGGCGAATGTCAGTAAGTCCGATGCGTATAACGTCGTTCATTCCCACCCCGGCACTGACTTGGTGGTGGTTTACTACGCCAAAGCAACGGACAAAAGTGGCGAGCTGGTTTTGATCCGCAACGATAGCTCCTTGTCTAGCAACCTATTTAACAACCGTCCTTATGAGACGCGGTTTCCGTTGAAGCCGCAGGCTGGGCGGGCGTATGCTTTTCCTGCGTGGCTCCTGCATTACGTAGAGCTGAGCCAAGATGATGAGGAGCGGGTATCAGTATCTTTTAACTTGTGTGAGGCCGGAGGATTAAATTGATCCGCTAACGCTACTCGCTGCTGCCAACGCTGCTGTTGCTGCGGTCAAGGCTGGTTGTAAACTTTACAAAGACATTAAGGGTGCAGCGGGGGATGTCAGCGACGTATTGAAGGACTTGAAGGAGCAGTACAACAAGATAGTAGACCCGACGCCTATACAGAAGCAGCAGTACAACGCGGAAGTGCAGCGGGTGCAGGAAATAGCCAAGGCTGACCCGAACGACGTATTTACCGACATCGGCAATCAGTTAGGTGTGTTGATGGATGCGCATGACGAGATCAGCAAGTTGTTCCTGAAGGAGCAGATCGAAGCCAAGCAGGTCTACAAGGGTGAAGAGAGTATAGGTAAGCGGGCGTTGCGGCGGATACTGATCAACTCAAGACTGGATGCTATATGGGCAGAGGTAAGAGAAATGATGGTGTACAAAGCCCCGCCAGAATTGGGCGCATTGTGGGGTAAGTTTGATGAGATGCGGCAGCGGATCGTTGCCGAACAGGAGGTAGCCCACGCAGAGGAACTTAGACTGGCACAGATAGCATCATGGCGACGCAAAAGAAGAATAGCGGAAATCAAGTCAAAGGCGGCATGGGTCTCGGCAGTGGTATTCGTAGTTATATGGGCAGTGGGAATACTGTGGCTAACAACGAGAAGCGCGATGATGAGAACGTCCCTTGGTCATTGATTGTTGTAGTGCTGACCGTAGTGCTGATGTTCTTTATCGTGATGCCGATCTTGGCTTTCATGTATTACGATATGTATTTTGCGACCCAAGCAGCGGTACATGAGGTTAGGAAGATGCGGGAACTGCGCAGGGAAATACAGATTGAACGGATGTACGATAAATAAGGAGCAATTATGCTAACTCTGATCTCTACACTTGGCGGATACATTGTCGCCCTTTTCCCTAGACTGTTTGACGCGCTGCAAGACCGAGCCGACAAAAAACACGAGCTGGACATCATGCACATGCAGATGCGGCAGCAGTTGGCGCTGACCGAGAAGGGTTACTCGCCAGCGGACAAGACCGAAGAAGTCCGTGAGAATGACGAGCAAGACCATCAGCAGTACATGGCGCAAATGGGTGCTATCTACAACAATCAAGAAAAACTATTGGAATCTTCTTCTCAATGGGTAAAAGATATGACGGCGGCTACTCGTCCGTTCGTTACCTTCATCTTTGTGTTCGAGCTGGTGCTGATCAACCTTCTGACCATGCTATGGATATTCGTCCACGGCGACAGGGTTACCTCAATCGGTGAGTTCATCCAGATCATGGAGATCGTCTTTGATGCTGACGAGATGGCGCTACTAGGCACCATCATCGCTATGTGGTTCGGCTCCCGTGGTAACTCGAAGGCTGGCAAGTGATTTATCTGGTCTACGCCAAGATGGTTGCTACCGTAGGTATCTGTGCTTATTTGATAATTAATCTGCCATGAAACTACCACTTGCCACAATTGCAATGATTAAGCATCACGAGGGGGTCAGATACAAGCCCTACAAGTGCCCGGCTAAGTTATGGACTATCGGGGTGGGGCACGTTCTCTATCCCGAGCAGGGCAAGATGCCGGTTGATCAGCGCGACAAGTTTGCACTAAAAATAGAGGACTTCCGTGTATTCTCAAAAGACGAAGTGGATAACATCCTTGCGAAAGACCTACAGCGTTTTGTCACTGGCGTTCTTCGCTACTGCCCTGACCATCTTAACGATAATCGCTTGGGAGCGTTGGTCAGCTTTGCGTTCAATGTTGGGCTAGGCACTCTGCAACGCTCGACCCTGCGCCAAAAGCACAACCGTGGGGACTTTGAGGGAGTAAAGCAGGAGTTCCTGAAGTTCACCAAGGGTGGCGGCAAGGTTTTGCCGGGGTTAATAAAGCGCCGGAACGATGAGATTGCGCTTTACTTTACGGAAGCAAAATGAACCCGTGGCTGATACTTACTTTCGTCTTAGCTGTTGGCGCGGCGGCTGGGGGCGGGTATTATAAAGGCAATTCTGCGGGCCAAGCGGAAGTCCGGCAGGCGTGGGATAAAGAGAAGGCTGAGCAGTACGCCGCTTATGCCAAGGGGCAAGAAGAAGCCCGGCAACGTGAGCAAGAAATGCAACAGGCGGCGGACAAGCTGCGGAGGGAAAAGGATGCGCAGATCAGGGATATCAATGCTCGTGCTACCGCTCTTACTAACAGCTTGCGCGACAGGCAAGAGCGCCCCGCCCAAAATGGTACCGCCTCCGGTACCGCCCGATCTTGCAGTGGAGCCTCCGGTGCGGAATTGGCAAAAGGAGATGGAGAGTTTCTTGCAGGGTACGCTGCCGACGCAGCCCGTCTCCAAGCAGCCCTCGACCAATGCGTCAAACAATACAACGCCGTCAGGCAAAAGTAAGGAATAGCCATGCCAAGTACATATAGCCCGAATCTACGAATCGAACTGATTGCCAATGGTGAACAATCAGGCACGTGGGGCAGTACGACGAACACTAACCTTGGTACATTGATTGAAGACGCGATTGCTGGTTATGTGTCCGTCAGTATTACATCTGCTAACCAAGCCTTGACTGCATTAAACGGTGCAGCCGATCAGTCACGCAACATGGTCATTAACTTGACCACAACTACTACTGCTAATTTTAACGTATACATCCCACCAGCAGACAAGGTCTACGTTATTCGCAACTCAAGTGCATACAGTGCAACTGTCTTTTGCTCAACAGTACTTGGTAATACAACAGCGGCGGGAACAGGAGTAACAATTCCGGCTGGCAGAGAAACGTTGGTGTTTGCGGACGCGACCAATGTAGTGTTTGCGATTGATCATTTGTCGAGTCTAACTTTGGTGACAGACTTGGCGGTTGCCGATGGCGGTACAGGCGCATCAGATGCAGCAGGCGCAAGGACTAATTTAGGCCTTGGCACAATAGCTACACAAAACTCAAATGCTGTAACGATTACAGGTGGCTCAATCACAGGGATTACAGACTTAGCAGTTGCTGACGGCGGGACTGGCGCGTCGGATGCTTCTGGCGCAAGAACTAACCTTGGCCTAGGAACCATTGCTACGCAGAACGCAAATGCTGTAACTATTACCGGCGGTTCGATTACCGGCATCACGGATCTTGCAGTTGCTGATGGCGGCACTGGATCATCTACCGCTGCCGGCGCAAGGACTAATCTTGGAGCCACAACAGTTGGAGCAAGCTTCTTTACGCTTAGCAATCCAAGCGCAATTACATTTATTAGAGTAAACGCTGATAACACGGTATCTGCGTTGGACGCGGCAACTTTTAGAACGGCTATCGGAGCAAATAACGGCACAGTTACATCAGTATCGGGTACCGGCACCGCTTCTGGTTTGACACTATCTGGCACGGTCACAACGTCCGGTAGTTTGACGCTGTCTGGCACAGTCAATGCACTAGCTGCTGGCACCTACGGAATTAGCATTAGCGGCAACGCTGCAACAGCGACAGCAGCGACAACAGCGACAAGTGCTGCATCCCTTGCAACAACCAATTTTAGTATCGTGGAATCTGGCGGCGTGTTGTTTTTTAAATATGGCGGTACCAACATAGCCAAGATAGATGCTTCTGGTAATTTAACCGCGCTCGGCAATGTTGTTGCTGGCGGGTCCGTTTAAGAAGGAGTAGATAACTATGCCAATTACAGTCGGTGGTACAAACGTTACATTTAACGACGCAACAGTCCAAACCACGGCGTTCCCGGGCACTGCTGGCGGTAACTACAGTCTGCAAAGCTACACTTCACCAACTACGTGGAATGCAACTACTGCAAAAGCCGCTGGCTTAAAGGCAATAAAGGTAACTGTAGTTGGTGCTGGTGGAAATGGCGGCCCCGGAGTTGGATACCCGTCAAGATCGGGCGGCGGCGGTGGTGGCGGCGGCGGTGCAGCTATTGAGTATGTGCCAGCTGCGAACATTACGCCCGGCAATAAAACTGTAACTGCTGGCGCTGGAACTAACTCATTCGGCCCTTGGGGTACGGCAACGCCTAATTCACCAACTGCTACAACAAGTGCTACTGCTGGTAGTGCGGGCGGCTCTGCCAGTGGAGGGGCTGGAGGAGCGGGTAGCGGCGGAACGCTAAATATACGTGGGCAGGGCGGGGGCTGGGCGTATGTTGCGTCAAATAGCGCATTTACGCAAAGAGGGGCAACTGGCGGGAGCAGTATTTATGGCGGTGGCGCAGAAGGCGGTGGCGCTGGCTCTACAGGTGGCGCAGGTTCAGTTGGCGGTGCGTATGGCGGCGGCGGTGGCGGTGGGGGTGGCACATTTGACCCCGTACCGGCGGCATCATCTGGCGGCGCAGGCGCAGGCGGCGTAGTTATCATCGAAGAGTTTTATTGATTAACAAGAGGTGAGCTATGAAAGCACTTGTTGCGCCTAACGAGAAACGCACTGACTACCAAGGCAACGTCGGCGACCGTATTGCACAGGTTGAACAAAACGAATTCCCTGTTGCCGCACCGCTGTTCTGGACTGACTGCCCGGATAACTGCGTTGCCGATGTTTGGTGGTACTACAACGGCGTATGTGAAGTGATGCCTACCCCACCAGAGCCAGAGGCTTAATTTATGTGCGATCCGGTCTCGCAGTTTGCGGTACAGAAGTATGTCCACCTAACAGAGTTCTTGGACAAAGATAACTGCGCAGAGCTAACGGCGGAGTTGAAGAAGATTGCCGCCCAAAAGCAAACTACGAAAGACGTGCAATGTCCAAAGTCCGAAGCGATTCATGGTGCACAGGTATTTGACTCGCTGCTGGTGCAGCTTCTGCCGCATTTTGAGACAGCATCAGGCAAGCGCCTTTTGCCAACCTATTCGTACGCTCGTTTGTATGCACCGGGCGATGAGCTAAAGAGCCATATTGACCGCGAGTCGTGCGAGATCAGTGCAACAATTACGCTGGGATTTGAAGGTGATGTCTGGCCTATCTACATGGGTGACAGCATTGATAAAGATAACGCCAACGAGATTCGCATGGAGGTTGGCGATGCGGTGTTGTACCGTGGTATGGATAAGCATCATTGGCGCGAAGTCTATTCCGAAGGTAAGTGGCAAGCGCAGGTGTTTCTGCACTACGTTGATGCTGACGGCCCGCATAAAGAGTGGGTATATGACAAGCGTGGCAAACTGAACTTGCCTGTCCCAGAGCCAGAGAGTATGCGTCATCGGGTGTACGACGACATTCTGACTTCCGAGGCTTGCGATATTATCGTCAAGACTTACACGCAAGAAATGATCCAAACTCTGCCGCCGGTTATTGGCACGGGTAAGGGTGCAATTAACACAGAGATTCGTAACGTCGAGCGCGTGATGCTGCCAGTCTATAAAGACATTGGTGGTCGTTTGGCTGCGGCGGGCTTTGCTGCAAATAACAGTGCGTGGAAGTTCAACGTCACTCATGCCAATCAAGGCGAGTTCTTGAAGTACCCCGCAGGTGGCCGCTACGCAGCACACATGGATACGTTCTTGAACCCTGAGGGTGAGTGCCGCAAGCTAACGGTGCTGGCGTTCTTAAATGACGACTTTGAAGGCGGTAGATTTTTTATTCAGGATGGGCCCGAGCGGTATTATCCGCCGCAGAAGAAAGGCACAGTGCTAGTCTTCCCGTCGTTCTTGGTTCACGGGGTTGAAGACATAACCGCTGGTACACGGTATTCCGTGGTGTGTTGGTTAGTTGGCCCGTTTTTTAAGTGAGGAATAGCGATGCCGCTGCAGAAGCTACAGTTCCGCCCCGGTGTAAACCGTGAGGGCACCACGCTTGCCAACGAAGGTGGTTGGTATGACTGCGATAAAGTGCGGTTTCGTTCTGGCTTCCCTGAAAAGATAGGTGGCTGGGCGGTTGAAACTTACAGTACGTTTCTTGGTTATTGCCGTTCACTGTGGAACTGGGTAACGCTCAAAAGTTTTAACCTGATGGGTGTTGGCACAAACGCAAAGTTTTATATTGAGGACGGCGGGGTGTTTTATGACATCACACCTATTCGTGTTACCAACTTAAACACAACAACTTTTGCAGCGGTTACGTCTTCACCTTTCTCTGCGTTTATTACTGTCACCGATAGCAGTGCATCGAGCTTGCAGGTTGGTGACTTCATTACGTTCTCAAACGCAGTCGGGCTTGGCGGCAATATAACTGCGGGCATTCTCAATCAAGAGTTTCAAATACAGTCTGTCACATCTGGGACTGTATATACGATTGTTACCCGTGCGGCGGGCACTTCAGTTGCCGGGCTTAACTTCACGGTAAACACAACAACGTCCACTATCTCACTGCCATTCGGAACCACGATGGCAAACGGTAATACTGTGGCGATGGTAATTGGTGGCGGTGCTGGAGCGCCGGGCGGGTTGAATTATGCGGTTACGTATTATTTAGTTAATGTCGTAGGGAATACTTGCCAGTTATCACTAACTAGTGGCGGCGCACCTATTACGTTAACTAGCGAAGGTATTGGTCTTCAGGCGCTTTACTTTACCGTTTTCTCCAACGCTTCGGATTCAAATAATGGAGGCTCGGCAACTGACACTGCGTATCAGATCAATACAGGCTTCCCTATTTTTACTATTGGCACCGGCTGGGGTACGGGGGCATGGTCGCGTGGCACATGGGGTTCGGCGTTTACTACCGGGTTTGGTTTGCAGCTCCGTCTTTGGAGCCAAGCTAACTTCGGAGAAATTTTATTATTTAACCCGCGTGGAGGCTCTTTATATGACTGGGCACCGGGTTCAGGTGCAACCCCTGCCTACGGCACTCGCGGCACTGTTGTGTCCGGCACATATACGCCGTCTCTCATCAATGAAATCCTAGTATCGGATCAGTCACGTATTGTCATTTGTTTTGGTTGTAACGACCCGAGCGGCACGTATGCGACGACTGAGCTTGACCCAATGCAGATTCGCTGGTCTGCGCAAGAAAGCTACACAGTTTGGGAGCCGCAAGCTACCAACCAAGCAGGTGATCAGCGTCTATCTCATGGTTCGCAGATTATTGGGGCATTGCAAACGCGCCAAGAGATTAACGTCTGGACAGATGCGGCTATCTACGCCATGCAATATATTGGCCCGCCGTTGGTTTGGCAGATCACACTACTAGCTGACAACATTTCAATCGCTTCACCAAACGCTATGGCAACCGCGTCTGGTGTTGTGTACTGGATGGGGGTGGACAAGTTTTACATCTACTCTGGTCGGGTTGAGACGCTGCCATGTTCGGTGCGTACATATATTTTCAATGACATTAACCGGAATCAGTTTGCTCAGATTCAGGCGGGTACGAACGAAGGGTATTCAGAGGTCTGGTGGTTCTACTGTTCTGCTAACTCTGATGAGATAGACCGCTACGTCATTTTTAATTACCTCGACCGTGTTTGGTATTACGGCTCGATAGACCGCACGGCGTGGCTTGATTCCCCGTTGCGGCAGTTCCCTGTTGCAACTACAGGTGGCAATCTCATGGTCTACCACGAGGCGGCGATTGATGACGGCACTACCAACCCACCAAGCCCAATCAATTCATACGTGCAGTCATCCGATTTTGATATTGATGACGGACATAACTATGGGTTTGTATGGCGGATAATCCCTGACATTACGTTTGATGGATCTAATACTGGAAGTTCTACCACGGTAAACCCGGCAGTCCAGTTTACGGTACGCCCTCGGCAGAATCCGGGGTCAGGGTATGGCGTATCTCCATCGCCAACGGTTCAGTCAGCGCAGAGCTATGCTGGGCAGACAACCTATACCGTGCAGGAATTTACCGAGATCGTGTACAGCAGGATTCGTGGGCGGCAGATGGCGTTCAAGGTTAGTTCAGATACGCTTGGCACACAGTGGCAACTCGGCGTACCTCGTATTGATGTTAGACCGGACGGTAGAAACTAATGACAACACGACTAAAAACCGTAGCGCTTACCAGAACACCGTTACTGCCGTTTGCGCCAGTTGAATACGACCGTTCGTATCACGACACTCTTAACAATATCCTGCGTCAGTACTTTTCTACAATTGACAACTTAGCCAGACAATTTTGTCTAAGCGGAGTTTTCACAGTAGCAACACTACCCGGAGCGTCTGCGCTTGGTGCTGGAGCCAGAGCGTTTGTTATCGACTCGTCTGTGACTACATTTGGTACTACGGTGGCTGGTGGCGGCAGTGGCAAAGTGCCCGTCTATTCCGACGGAACCGACTGGAAAGTTGGGTAATTAAAGTGCTGAAGTGCTAAACTTCTTGCAATTGACAATGAGGTGAAATCATGGCTTTTTTAGCCCCTCTTGCTGCTAAAGGTGCCGCCGCTAGTGCCGCTACCGGACTTGGTGCCGGGCTTAAGATAGGTACCACGATAGGTCTTAAAGCAGCTCCTTCTGTATTAGCACCTGCTCTCGGGTCAACGCTTCCTACCGGGTCTTTACTAACGGCTGGTGGTGGTGGTCTTGGTGGTCTTGGTGGTGCTGGCGGATTGCTTGGCGGCTCCGGTGCGCTTCTGCCTAAGTTCGCGTCATTGACCGGTGGGGGCGGGTCGCTACTTACTGGTGGCGGCTTGGGCGGGGCACTTACCCCAACAGGACTTGCTTCATTGCAAATGCCTGCGGGTTCATTGCTCAAAAGCGGAGCGCTGACAAATCCGTTTAGCGCTGTTAACCAAGCGACAGGGCTGGGTAACATTAGTACACAAGCAGGCAATTTGACACCAGAGCTTATCAAGACAAGCGGGGCTGTTAAAGACGCGGCTATTTTTGACCCGTCTAAAGGCTTAATTGGCAACGCGCCTAAGATTAGTAATCTAAAGGCACCTACCGGTACAAACTATCTAACCGACGGACTTCGCGCTGCTGACGGAATAAAAGTTAATCCAATTACAGCAACCACTCCTGTTAATCAGGGGCCGCTAGCATTCCGGGAAGCTGTTGCGTCCGGGATCGACCCAAGTAAAGGCTTCTTGTCAAACGCAGTCAGTCTTGCAAAAAATCCTAGTATGCAAGGGGCGATGGATTACATTGAAACCCACCCTGTTGCTTCAGCGGGGGCGGCTTACGGCCTATACAACTTAGCGAAGGGTAAACCCAAACAGCCGGGGAAAGACGCATCTCTAATCCGTCCGTATGACTTTACCCGCGAGACTAATCCAGATGCGTTTGAGATGGGCGATCCTATGTATGCCGCTACGCCGGGATCAAGTGCTGAGCAGCTTTATTTTGACGATCAATACACTGCGCTGACCCCGTACGAAGCGCCGGGGCCTGAGTATAGAAAAGCTGCTGAAGGCGGCTTGATGGGCCTAGCTGTTGGCGGTCCGGTGGAAACCATGTCTGCGATGAATGCGGTGGGCAGCAATATGCGATACCCGCAGGCACAACTTCAAACATCGTTGTATAGCAACCCACTGGTACAGCGCCCAGAATCAATGAATGTCATATCCCCCGGTGAAGGCCCGGCGGTGGGTGCGTACTCGGGCGAGCAGAAGTTTGCTGGTGGTGGCCTATCTGATCTTGGTGGTTATTCCGATGGCGGTCGTCTATTGAAAGGACCCGGCGATGGAGTTTCTGATTCTATCCCTGCTGTTATTGGCAACCGCCAACCTGCTCGTCTTGCTGATGGTGAGTTTGTAGTGCCCGCCCGCATCGTGTCGGAGATTGGTAACGGCAGCACTGAAGCCGGTGCTCGGAAGCTATACGCCATGATGGATCGGGTGCAGAAGGCAAGGCGCAAGACGGTTGGCAAAAATAAGGTTGCAGCGAACACGAGAGCGGATAAATATTTGCCTGCATGAAGATACATCACGTAGACATTAATTATGTAAACCTAATCTGGCCGCAGGTGGAGCAATTCATCGAAGCGGCTTTAGCGCATCAAGACGACTACACACTTGAGCACGCTAAAGTTTTCGTAACAAACGGTACATGGACACTGGCCGTAGCAATGGATGACGATCAGATAATCCACGGTGCTGCAACGATAATGTTTTACAACCGTCCGAACGACAGGGTGGCTTTTGTTGTGACGATGGGCGGCAGATTAATCACGGGTCAAGAAACTTACGAGCAGTTCACGGCAATACTAAAAGCGCTTGGCGCAACCTATATAGAGGGTGCGTCGCGGGCATCGGCAGCAAGATTATGGGAGCGGTTCGGGCTTAAAGAAAAGTACCGGGTTGCAGGAGCAAAATTATGAACCTCTTTAAATGGCTGTTTAATCCTGAATGGTTTACGTTTTACGCGGGTGGCGGCGGTGGCGGTCAACCTCGTGAGACAGTTCAGACTCAGACAACTATCCCTGAGTATGCCCGTCCTTATGTCGAGAAGATGCTCGGCAAGACTGAGGCATTAACAGACATCAACAAAAACCCCTATCAAGCTTACGGCGGAGAGCGTATTGCTGGCTTCACGCCTATGCAGCAGCAAGCTTTTCAGGGTGTCCAGAACATGCAGCCGTCGCAACAGCTTAATCTTGCCACCGGGATGGCGGGGCTTGCGGGATTGCGTGCCGGGCAAGCTAATTATCAGCCCACTCAATTTTCCAACGCGTATCAAGCACCCGGCGCATATCAGCCCGGATCTTTTAATGCAAGAGATGTATCGGCGCAGCAAATTTATACGCCTCAAATGGCGGCAGCGCAGACGGCGTTTTCTCCTCAGTTACAGCAGTTTCAGATGGGAGCGCCTGAACGTGTTGGGGTAGGCTCGTTTGCGCGTCCCGGCGCGGCAGAAGAGTTCATGTCGCCGTATCAGCAAGCGGTGACAGATATTGAAAAGCGTGAGGCAATTCGCGCCTCGAACATTATGGGGCAGCAGCAACAAGCCCAAGCCGCACAGCGAGGGGCATTTGGCGGTTCAAGGTCTGCATTGATTGAGGCAGAGCGTCAGCGTAATCTCGGTATGCAGTTAGGCGACATTCAAGCACGCGGTAGTCAGAATGCTTTTCAGCAAGCACGAGAGCAATTTAATGCTGAAAATTTACAAGCAGGGCTGCAAGCGCAACTTGCTAACCAACAAGCAGGACTTACAGCGGGCGGCCAAAATCTGTCGGCATTACTTGGCGTACAACAACTTGGTACGCAGACTGGGTTGCAAACTGCGCTGGCTAACTTAAACAATCAGCAGCAAGCTAATGTTCAAAACCTGTCGGCTAATCTACAAGCGCAGGGCATGAGTTCAGATCAAGCGCTACGTGCGGCGCTGGCTAATCAACAGGCTGGATTGCAAGCACAAACTGCGGAAGAGCAATCGCGCCAATATGGTTACGGTCAAGGCATGACTGCATCGCAGCTTGCCGCACAATACGGTACAGAAGCGCAACGGATGGCGGAGCAGTCACGTCAGTTTGGTGCTGGCTATGGCATGCAAGGTATCCAACAGCAGCTCGCTGCTGCTGGGCAACTTGGGGCATTAGGACAGACACAATTCGGTCAGCAAAAAGATATTCTGCAAGGTCAGCTTTCAGCGGGCGCACAGCAGCGTGATCTTGAACAGCAGCGCCTCGGTCAAGCGTATCAAGACTTCCAGAACCAGAGACAGTACCCGTATCAGCAGTTGGCATTCATGTCGGACATGCTGCGCGGGCTTCCTCTATCTCAACAATCACAACAGATGTACTCTGCGCCACCATCAATGTTTGGGCAGGCGGCAGGCGCTGGCCTTACCTACCTTGGCGCGAGGCAGGCGGGATTGTTTGGCGCAGCGGGCGGCTCGGTACCGAATGGTCTTGCGCGTGTAGCAGCAGATAAATTGATGCAGGGGTAATCATGGACAGAGAGATTGCAGAAATCCAACGTCTTGCCACCAAGTATTCCAAGAATGATCTTGGTCGTATGGTGCAGATGGGATTGGTTGATCCACAGAAGGCCATGATGGCTGGCATGATGATCGACCGCATTCAGAAGCAGAACATGCAGGCTCCGCAGTCAACCGTTGCACAGGATGTGCTGGGTCTGCCGGGCATGAAAGAGCGCGCACAAGAAGCACCGCAGGCAGCACCGCGAGCAGCAGGATTGGAAACGCTACCAGCAGAGAACATCGGTGAGTACGCAGGCGGCGGCATTGTGGCATTCGCTGACGGTGGAGATACTCCCGGCTATGCAGAGGGCGATCTTGTTAGTAGCGATTACAGCGGGCGGCAGATGAGATCGACAGCGCCCAATGTTGGCATACCGGCGCTGCCGGGCGGGTATCAATTCCGTCCATACGACATGCCTACTCAAACAACGTTCAAGCAGGAAATGGACGCGATTCGAGAAGCCGAGAA